CTACCACCTTCAATGATGCTCTTACCATAAGGAATAAAATTACTATCACTCAACATTCTAAAATGTGCAACTTGATAGTTTTCCAATTCTTCTAATCTGCCACATTCTGGTAAATTGATTTGGAATTTAACATAGTTCTTGTTTGTTAAATCACTGTTTTCTACACGGGTAACATTGTATGCACTAATAGGTTCTACCATGTATACACCGTATTCTGGACTAATATACATTTTTAAATAGAAATCACCATATTTCACAAGATTTCTAGTCCAACTCCACATGTTAAATTCAATATTAAGAATGTCATAAAACAAATTATAAAGAATCTGTTTAATGTTATCATTACTTGAATGAATTATAAGAATTTCACCCAATTCATTTTTAGTTACACTTTCATCTGCGTAAATATCCAATGCAGAACTAATGATTGGGTCCATATCCATCGTATCATAATCACGGAATAATTCAATACGAGCAGCTTGATAACTTAATGTAAAGTCTCTGCTATATTGATTATATGAAGATGTTCTAATTCTATTAAAACGATCTCTAAGTGTATTACGGTCTGTAGCATACATTACTTCATCTGTATCTACCACCTTTAACTTCTTACCACCAATATTACGAATTACCGCATCGGTAGAAAAAAGCCTCTTTAACTTTGAATATAAAGATCTTTGTTTTAATATTTGAAATTCTTCGTTTGCCATAGTTTTATATATATAAATATGTTACAATAACCAAGTTAGGTTTTCTTTTTTATCTGTAATTTTTCCTGTTGTCATTTGCCATGCTTCTTGGCTACTCACCGATTGCGCTTTATAAATATTTTGAGATCCTCCAATTCTGGTAATCCCACCCAACATTGATCTATTTAAATCCATACTTTGTTGTCTTAATTTAAGTGCAGTATCTCTTACCCACAATCCAATACTCATTGCCATTACCAAATCGTCATTATAACCTTTCATTGCAGCTACTTTATTACCATCCCAAATGAATACGGATAATTCATCCAAAAATCTAAGTGATCTAACTTCTACCGATCTTTCTCTAAAATAAGTTTCTAACTTTGAAATCAATAATGGTCTAGTCTTTTGACTATTAGTAAAACCAGGAATCATCTTCTTTTCATCTCTGTTAACTTTATTAGTCAATTGTCTTTCAACATCAACGTATTGTAGGTCTGCACTACTATAGAACGTATTTGGATATTGTCTATCTATTATTTGTTGTAAAACTGCCCAACCAATATTTGCATTTTCAACGATAAGTAAAGCATTATTATATTCTGTAGCTACACTTACCAACATATTGCCATAATCTTTAGTGCCAATTTGTCCTTTATATTCAGCAACTTGTGTCAATGATTCTACATCAAGAACTTGAAATGCACTATAATCCGCTCCGTCACCTCTAGCAACATCCGCACTAACTATATAATTTCTACTATAATCGGGATATTCCCATATCCAATATCCATGATCCATTCCTCTCATTTCTATTGGATCTTTTACTTTACTTTGTTTGTAAAAATCAATAGTAGCCGCATCAACAATTCCATTACCAGTAGTACTAAAATCACAATCACATTCTTGTGCTGCACCTTTAACACCAGACAATTCTGTTTGTTTATCTCTCCATGTTTGATCTCTTTCTGGATGTAAATGCCATGGAAGTCTAATTGTATTAAATTTGTTTTCCTTGGCTTCTGCTTTTATCCATGTTTGATGAAAGAAATTACCAACACCGTTTGGTGTACTTAACATGATTGCTCTACCACCAGTACTTAATGTATATTGAGCAGATAACCAAATTTCTTCAATGTTATCAATGAATGCTGCTTCGTCAATAATCAACAATGACAATGCAGAAGAACGACCAGATGTACCTGCGGATGACACGGCTTTAATCTGCGAACCATTTGTCAATCTTAAACTTAACCTATTATCTTCTTGTTCTTTTACTTTTAACCATGAAGGAAGATTATCATTAGCAAATCTAACACGGGTAACAATTTCCTTGGATGTTTCTTGGTTAATACTAATACAAAGAACATTTTTATCCTTATGAAATACCATTAACCACAAACTATATGCTGCGGTTAATGTACTAATACCCATCTGTCTAGACTTTAATATAATATTAAAATCATGATCGACTAAATCAGTTAAAGTCTTTTCTTGGAATTCATACAAATCAAAGTTTACCGTTCCACGAATAGGATGTTGAATTTTAACATACTTCTTCATGAAATAAATCGGATCTACAAGACATTTCTTGTATTCTTCTTTAATTACTTCTTTAAGTGTTTTAGGAGTACTCATTGATTTAATCTATCCAACACCAATTGTTTTGCTTTTTTCTCAATTTCTGGGTTATAATTTAATTTGAGCAATTCTTCATTGGCTTTTGCAATATTTTCGTCAACATCTTTTAAATCATTTTTCAAATCAGACAATACTTTTTGTATTTGTGTAGTATCATCGGTCCAGAATTCTTGACTACCGTCATCATTAAAAAATTGTAACTTTTCTTCGGGATTTTTTTCTAGATATTCAATGCTATCAGTAATATTTTTCTTGAAATCCTTCATTTCAGAAAGCATATTATTATAAATTTTATATCGTTCATAATCAGCATATACTCCTAATGATTTTAACTTACTGTCGAATGAAATAGTGCAATCATAACATTTACCTGTTTTAGGAAAAAATCTATCATCAAGATAATTACCAAATTTCATATCCGCATTACAGATACTACATCTTTGATCAATCTTTATTTGTCCAAGTTTAGATACTTTTCTTTTGGTTCCGTTTTTCCACATCCATTTATTACCTTGTGCATCTTCCCATTCTTCTCCTTCTTTTCTTTTACTATTATTCAAGTTAGGATCATAACCAACTTGAATAAATGGACGGTTACCATCGACATAATCTTTAACTATGTCAAGATTGCTTTTTCCTGTTGCTCTTTTCATAACTTTACTTTTAATCTATCCAATTCCTTTTTGAAATCGTCGAAGATTTCAGTTCTTTTGTTTTTATAACGAAAAGTATTACCTTTCACTAATTTAATTAGTTTTTCTAAAGTGTTAATATCATTAAATGTTACATTTTTGCCAAATAAAAATTCATTGATTCTGGTGCTCCAGATAAAGCTTTAACCATAAAATTTAAATCACCTATCATCAAATCAATTTGTACATATCCATCTTCATTTGGTGTTTCAGTAGATTTTACTGGATTACCATTTTCATCAATTATAGGTACATTCAAATGTAGTTGGTCTAATCCAGTATTTATTTTAAAAGATGGTATTGGAACATTTGACGGAACATTTGATTCTACATGCAGTTTTAATTTTTCATAAAATGTCTTTTTATCATAATCATAATTAATACCTAATAATTCATTTATTTGATCAGTAGATACAGCAACATCAATATCTCCTAATACTGGTTTGGATTTGTTACCAATTACTTCGTACTTTAATTTATCAAGATTCCAAATTTTCAAACCATTATTTATGGTAGATTCCAAATGTTCTTTAGGTAAATCACTATTGGCAGCAACTGCATTACCTCCTTCTGTAATCAATAATTCTTTTAATATATCATTGACGATTTTGTTTCCCAAATCAGCATGTTTTTTGATTTTATCAATAGATGCTTGAGTTTCTGGTGTAGTTGCTTTCTTTTCTTTTTTAGCATACTGTTCAATCATTTTTTCTGCATATTTATCTTTTATTGCTTTGATAAATGATTTGTAATCAAATCCTAAATCTGTAAGAATACCATTTGCATCAAGTGTTTTTGCAAAACCCAAAACGCCAGTAGTTAAATCTTTTAATTTTACATCATTTGGATTTACACCACTATGTGCAGATAAGTTTGGATCAATTGTTGTAATTTTCTTTCCAAACAAACCAGCTAAAAAGTCAGATAAATCTCTTAAAAATGTGGAAGGACTGTTGGATATCAACTTATCAACAACATCTTTTCTTAACATTGGTGATACAATTTTACCGTCTTTGAATTTGGCTCTTACGCCAGTATCACCAATTCTAATATTAAGAACTTCTGCTAGTGCAGAATACATTCCACCCATTGTAAATCCTTTTATACCTCTTTCAGGTGTAAATCTGGCTGCAAACCAATCTTTATATATTTTTGTAGTATATAATAAATCTAATTGTACCCAAGTATCTTCATCAATCTTAATTACAATTTGTTTGCCGTCAGATCTTTTGGCACTTTCAATATCAATGTAATTTTGACCACTTGTTTCAATAAATTCAATTACATTTTTAATGTATTCTTTCTTTTTATCACTACTTTCTTCCGCACTTTCAATTGGTATTACCACCATTACATCAATGTCACCGTAAGTTACTTCTTTTTTATCTTGTTGATCTTGTTTGTAATATCCAGCAGAACCTAATATTTGATAATCCTTAATTTCCGGTAATGATTTGTCAATCAAAAATTTATTCAAGTCACCTAAAAAATCTTTAAACTTTTCAGTTGATTTTTCTATTGTATCTGGTGTCAAAACTGTTTTGGATGTCAATTCTGGTTTTAACCAACCACCTTCATCAATTGGTTGTTTATGTGCAGCTCTATTTGCTGCGCTGAATTTGGAACGAGAAACATACTTAATGTCACCTTCTGGGTGAGAGAATACATAACCTTCACCTCCTGGTTCATTGCCTATATATGATTTAATTTCACTACCTTGATTATCAATTTGATTAATTATTTCATCTTTTACCGACATTATTTCTACAACAACTTTCCATAAAGAATCAAATCCGTCACGATTACTATTTACATAATCAGTAATCTTCTTTTTCATCGCATCTGTAAGATTACTTTGACTAATCCATTGTAGAAAATCATCACCAATATTTACCAATCCAGTATCAACTTTACTATTCAAATATTTATATAATATATCTGGGAAATTGGTCATCTTCATACTTGCCAATTTAGATGGATTAATAAAATCATCTATGTTTCTAGCATGTTTATTAATATAAAGTACAATATCTTTTAATCGTTTTTCATTTACATCTGGTGGATTATTTACAGATATTGGTGGTATTACTAACAATTGTTTACCTTGAAATACATTGTAATTTGTAATCGCAGTTTCATTTCCAAAGTTGTCTACTTCTCTATGTACTACAACCGCAGCTTTGCTTTGTGCAATTCTTCTTCCCAATTCAGAATTAACATCTACTGTATATGTTACGATATTTGGTTTAAAAACATATCTTCCATTTTCAATTAATGGTGTACTAAAATATAGTAAATCGCCTTTGAAATAACCTCTAAATGTAGTTGGAACTGATGATTCAAATATAGAAAATGTACTTTTCATATTTTGAACGAACAATCTATATTCGTCTGTTTTTACGCTTTTACCTCTACCTAAAAACATTTGTTCCAATTCTTCTGGTGATGTTGGTCTACCGTTATAACCTTTAGCAACAAACCCACTTTTATCGGTTAGCACAAATTTACCTTCATCGTTTCTTCCAAACACAACTGCTGGAGAACCGTCCCATTTCATCGTTACATTTTTATATCCGTCTTTTTCCAATTCAATGAAACTTTTAATGGAACGAATTGCTCCTTTAGAACCTTCCCAGAATATCAAATCTTCTGCATGGTCTATACGAGTAGCTTCGTTAAGTAATATATTAGATACCAAAAAATGTTCTAAATTATTCAGCTTTATCATATGGTTTTAAAAATGTTTTATCAAATACAGTAATTGCTTTGTTGTATGAACGATTAGTTTCGTCAAGAGTATTATCGGTAAATTGCCAATTCCAAAATAATTCATTTGGTGTTTTGAATCCAAAAAATTGAAGTACTTCTTTTTGTGTTTGAGTGACATCTTTACCGTTCCAATTTTGTCCAGTAGCAATAAATCCAGCGTCAATGTCTTTTACAATGTTTTTTTCTCCCAAATTACTGTGTCTATTTTCTATCCATGTCAATCTTTCAATCAATTTTTGATAGTAACCATTAGCTTGTCCCCATCTAATACTAGCAAAAAATAGAACAGTATCACTTTCAAAAAGTTCTTTACTTACCTTCCACAATTCGTCATTTTTTTCATTTATACTTGCCCAACAACGATGATATCCACTTGGATTCTTTTCTTTATCTTTTAATAAAGCATTTGATGTTCCACAATGATTGCCACCAAATTCTCTATTACTACTAACATTTCCTTCACACGGAAATATATTAAGTTTGGTTGTATCAATCAATGTTACTTTTTCTTTGCCTAATAAATCTTGGATTTTAGTAGCTAGTTGATTGCTTTTTGGTACATCTTCTTTATGTTGTGACCATCTATTACTGGTTGTCAACAATAATACCTTATTTTTTTCTCTTAAATAGTCGATTGTTTTCTTATACTTTTTAGCATAAAAATCCATATCTTGTTCACTAGAAGGCAATTGTGTTTCTAATAATAAGTCGGTTAACTTGATCATCTTATAATATAAATAGATTTAGTAAAGAAAAAACCCCCGCTTATTTCTAAGCAGGGGTTTTATGAATTGTTTACTTATTAGGCTCCTGGGAATGTAGCACCAGTTGGGAGAATGTTGAAGTCAAGTACGATGAATTCAGCAGTCTTAGTTGGTTGTAGATAGATTTGACCATATAGGATGTTTCTATCAACCAAGTCAGGAGTATTATTTGTATCATCCATTACAACTTGGAAAGCGTACAATCCACTACGTTGTTGTACAGATTCCAAATATGGATTTACGATACTCAAGAAACGGTTTCTTGTAGCAGCTACATTTTGTTCGAATACCAAGAACTTACTGCTACTTGCAATAAACTTCTTAAGTGCGATTAACAATCTACGAACGTTTACTCTGTCAAGAGCACTTGGTTGAATTTGAAGTGTCTTTTGACCCCATACACAGATACCTTGACCAGGGAATGCTGCGATTGGATTTACACGACCTTCATACAATGTATCACGTTCACTGTGGGTTGTTCTATCTAGAACTTGAACTGCTTGTGCGATTCCACCACGGTTTAGACCGGCCGGAGCGAACCATTCAGCAGCAGCATTGTCATTAGCAGCATAAACTGCTGGCATTACTACTGATGGAGGTACACTTATAATCTTATTCAAGTTTGTATCTAGAATCTTAACCCAAGGATAATACGTAGAAACGTAACTACTGTCGATTGTAGACACATCATTTACTGCTGCGTCAATCAATCCTACTGTTTGGTTACTTGCTGGGAATACTACGTTATCCATGATGTAGAATGTATCACCACGGGCTTCACACATATCTGTTACCAAGTCAGTAACATAACTGTGTTGTTCGTGGAAAATACCAGGAGTTACAATCAAGTTGATGTCAAATTCATCAGCATTTCCAAGAGCACCTACACATTGTTTGTAAGCGATTGAACCCGCACTGTTAATATTTGTACAATTTAAACCTTGTGTATTACCTGCGATAATGTCACTTCCAACATTAATTGGAACTGCTGGTGATTGACCATCAAATCCACCTTGGAATCCTACTACGAACTTACGCATCTTGACATATGTAGCTTCGTTAGTTGCATCATATGTTGAAGGAATACTACCACTTAATGATGCAGCAAGTAATGAACCAGTTCCAACATTTGAACTTGTTGATTCCAAATCAAATGCGATATTATATCCTACAGTAGCACCAAATGGTAGAGGAGCAAAATATTGTTCTGTATCAATCTTTACACCTGCATTTGTAGAACTTGTTGGATATAGAGAAGTCAATTCACTATCAGCACCTAGTGGAATATCACTGATTACTGTACCAGAAGCATATTTGCCTGGTGCTAATCCATAAATACTTGCTTTACTATATTGCACTACTGGAACATAATTTCCAATTGTACCTCCAAGTGGAGTTACATAAGCTTCATTTCCATAAGGAACTGAAGATACTGGATATGGAACGGTATTCATTTCAATTCTGATATACTTACTTAAGTTTGTATAAGTACCGAATTCAATGATCTTACCAGCATATGTAATGAAGTTGTATCTATCACCGATTCTACGAGCAACAAAGTTTGAAGAATTTGGATCTAGGCTCAAGTTTTGGAAGATTTCCAAATACTTTGGTTTCTTATCGGTATCACTATAAGATCTTACTGCGAGTGTGAATGAACCCCAATCACTTCCTGCAACTGTACCAGACAATTTAACATTGCTGATTTCAATCTTATATTGTTTGTTTGTATTTGTACCATCACTCAAAGTGTGTGCTTTGAATAATTGATATTTTGTTACTGAACCTGGATTTGCATTACCACTCCAAGGAGCAATTCCTTGTGAAAGAATCCAAGGGGTTGCTGCACTGGTTAATCCATATTGAGAATCACCTGCATTCAAGTTTGTTGAATATTGATCAGTGAACTTCAATACTTCACCAGTTGCAAATGAACTAGATGGTAGATATGCACCATATACTTTCCAACCGCCAGTATTCAATTCATCATTTACTTTTTGAATTGAATCTTCGAATGTCTTGTATAAGTAAGCTGCTTCAATCTTGGCACCGGAAACTTGGTCGTCTTGATTACCAACTGTTGCATCATTTCCAAATACGTTTGTAATATAATTTGAATCTGCTGGATTTAATGAGAAATCATAATATCCAATTAAAGATGCGTTTTGAGCCAATATTAATTGAAAATTACTCAATGATGTTGGATCTACAGAACCAGTATAAGTCCCAGATGTAGCAGGTTTTTGATTCAATACAGAACCACTAAAACCAGGAGCATTAAAACTACTGTCTAATGTACCGTATTGAGTATTTGATAATACTGCCAATACTCTTGGTTTAACATTTACTGCGGTTGGATTACATGGATCGGCTGGTGTTGACCAAGTTGGTGAAAATGCAGTAGTAATTTTACCAAATGATCCACTAATTACACCCTTAAGATATACTTGTGTTCCACAACCAGTTGAAGATCTTAAAGCAAATATACTACCACTTATAAGTGTAATATTTGTACCAATCAAATTTCCATCAGTATTTGTAATTGTTACACTGCCTGTATTTAGTGATGCGGAGAAATATGATGTTGTTGATGTGGATTCTGCAATTGCTTGTAATAATTTATCATTATTTGTATAAGATCCGTTTCCTTGATAAGATGATGTTACATAAACACCAACAAAAGATTCTGAACCTATAGTAAAACTATAAGTTTGACCACTATTATATAAACTACCGTTTGGTGAATTTACATCTAATGTAGTGTTATCACCCGCAGTAGAATTAAACTTTGCAGTGAATGTTGCACCAGAAATAAATGATAGTGATCCACTTGTGCTTGCAGATACATAAGTAAATGTACTGGAAATATTGGCACTATCATATAGTACATAGGATGAACCACTATTTAAAGCACCAGCAGAACCGCTTCTGGCCCAAGTACCTGGTTGTGCCCAGATTACAAATGGATTGATTTGTCTATATCCTGTCAATGCACCTACACGACAAACGGTAACGAATCCTTTTTCATTTAAGTATTCTTTTGCAGTGTATGGGCCATAATAAACACCATCAGCAACACCGAACTTTTCTTCAAGATCGGCTGCGTTGGTGATTAATGTTGGTGCGAATCCAGGACCTTTTGGGAATGGAGCAAGTACTACTGCTCCAATTTCAGCAACACCTTGTGCTACTCCGCTTAGGTCGTTTTCTCTTGTAAATACTCCTGGGCTGACTATACGGTCAACAGGACTAAATTTTCCTCCTTCAGTTATTGGCATATGTTAAATTCCTTTCAAATGTAGAAATTTTGATAAAAAAATCTAAATATAAATATTCCCGAAAAATTCAAGATGTTAATATTTATAAACAATTTTAAAATTATTGATATAAAGGGAAAAATCTTCGGCCAGCACCTTCAACATATACAGGTGCCCATCCCCAAAATGATTTGCTTCCAATACCACTTAAATCTTGATTTGTTCCACCACCATTAATTGTAAATATATAAGCATTTGGATCTGTTAATCCTCCACCACCAATACTATAATCACCTTCACCAACTAAATAAAGATTTGGTATTATTGTTTTATTTTCTAAACCAGGAGTTTTTAAATCAGATACAAATGCACTATATTTCTTTTCTGGATATAATGACGATGTAGTATTATAATAAATAAAAGATAAAACCATTTCTTGAGCCGGCATTAAAGTAATAGATCCAGATTCTTCAATAGATCCACTACCAGGTCCATCAAAGCCAGCTACTCCGCCCCATTGTATTTGTTCATATGGGTAAAAATTAATTGTATTATTTGTACTTCCAGATGATACCAGTCTAATACTAAATGATCCAGATTCTACTGATGAACTAATGTGTACATTTAAATTATTAAGTGTATGTAAGTGCCAAAAAGAATAATCCGATGAACAAGTAATGGATGATGTAGATCCGCTAAAATATGATGAAGTAAATGTAAATTCACCCTGTCCAGCAGGTCCAGATGGTGATGGTATCCAAACAGTATCATAATCAGTTGGACTATTTTTTGCTAATACATAATTTGTAGTTCCACCTGTAGGTATTCCGTTATTCGCATAACTTGCACTTAATGAATAACTACTGCTCAATGCGTAACTAGAACTTATAGAATAACTTGATGTATTTGCGTATGAACTACTTAATGAATAACTTGACGAAACGGTATAACTAGCAGTAATTGCTCTTGATGCACTAATTGCCCATGAAGCCGTACCATATAAACTGGATGTTATATTATAAGAATAAATTGATCCTGTAACAGTTAATGAACCTGTAATTTCCGCACTTCCTGTGAATGGAAATCCACTTCCTGTTCCTCCTGCACTCGCACTAATAGTCACTATCGGACCAGATCCACTTATTATAGTTATTCCAGGCCCACCAATTATAGAGGTAATATTACCACCTCCACTTCCAGATATAATACTTCCAGAAGCAACCGCACTTGATGTCATTACACAAACTTGTTTAGTGTCATTATCCCATGTTAAGAAATATTTAAATGGTGCAGGTGAATCACTCCTACAAGGACTTTGCCAATTGATACTACTTGTTACATTTAAAACGTCTACGCTTATTACTGCACTACTTCCAATGTCTGGTGGAGCACTACTACCAGATGGATCAAAAACTTGAACAGTTCTTAAATTTGTATATGAAAGATTTGAATTGACATCATATAATTCAGACTTTATTTCAAATACTTCATTTGCAACATTTACTGGAAATGGAACTTTTACATAATACGAATTTCCAGTATAACCATACAATTCAGAAACTTTTATTGATAAATCAGAAACAATTATTTGTTTGACATTTTCGGGATAAACAACTAAAGTTCCATATAGATCTTCAGGAAATTTAAATTCAAAATTTTGTTTTTGATCAAAATATTTTCCGATTGTACTTCCGCTATAAGCAAATTCTGCAATTAATACGCCTCTATTTGAATCATAACTAATATTTTTATTTACACTTGGCAATGAACTTGTAATATAAAATTTTAATTTGGCCGTAGCGGAAGAATCTTTTTCTATTACAGATGTTCTGAATGAAAAAACATAGTCTGTATCTTTATAAAAAGTTAAAAAGTTACTGTCAAAGTTGGATCCTGATTGTGCAGATTGTTCATTTACATTATAAGGTAAATAAGAAACATTTCTATTTGTAAATGATGTATTTGCTTTTACAATTGCATATGTACCATTCAAATTACTACCAGATATTTTCAACGCATCAACAAATGTTTGATTGTCGTATTTAAGACTTAAATTGTTAGAGCTGGTAAACCAAAAGTTATTTATATGAAATTGACTAAAAAATACACCCAATCTTTCAAATGCTTTATTTGGTGTAACTGGATCTCTTAATATTTCTGTATCACCAAACGATTCATCAATTACTGATTCAAAATCACCAAGAGTTCTTAAACTTTTTCTATAAACCTTATGTTTAGCAGGTTTACCAGTAAAAGTATTAATATTTTTATAAATTATCTTGGCATAAGAAAATTTTTTATATTGTTTTGCACCACTTAATCCCAAAGATTCTTGTAGATAACTTGATGACAAAAATAAATTAGGACTATAAGTAATATCATTATAAACAATTTTATAATTTCCACTTGTAATCACTGCTATTTTATTATTATAAGTAAATGGTGTATCTAGAATTAATGTAGTAACATTTAATACATCTTTAATTAAAAAAGAAGCAGTAGTATTTATACTAATTTCATTTAAACTAGCATAATCTCTAATTTTATTTACATATAATTGTACTTGGAAATTCTTTAAACTTGAACTAAAGTTAGCAGAACCGTCGATTATTCTATAATCTACAAGATTTTTTCTATATCCAAACTTTTGAATATCAAAATCCGCCTTAGGTTGTACAGGAGTTGATATAAAACTACCTGTAACTGTTTTTGGATTATTTTCTACAGAAGATGATACTGCATAAGATAATACTGGTTCAACTTCAATTAATGGTTGGGTGTAAAATCTAATTTTAGAATCAGTAACTTTATTAACATTTATATTTATATTAGCCGTCCATCTTACTGTTTTATTGTCTGATGTAGTTGAAACTAATATTATTTTTCCAGAACCAACTGAATTTTGTTCATAAACATAAATTGATAGTACAATGATTCTTTTATTTGTTAATTGATCAACACTTATTGCCTTTTCAATAAAAAGAGGTACACCGTTACCATCAAATGCTTCGGTAAGTATTTCGGCACCAATTTTAAGTTTGTCACTTCCATTGATTACCAACGCATTTTTCCCCACAGAGAATTCTGGTGAAAACTCTGTGAGGTTAAAATATTCGGATAAGTATGTCTTATCTTCTATATTAACAGTTTGACTTGATAAACCTAAAATTTGACCTGTCTTTATGCTGGGCATATATACTATAAATATATATACC